TAAACTTAGCGTATATATATGCAATACCACGGAGCCTGTGAGCAGATGTCCACTTAGCTGATTCACTAACTAATGCGGTATCTGCGGTTTGGTCAGGAGAACCTAAGTGAGTTCTAATGCGAACCTTCCCTGAAAACCTGCTTGGGCTAGTGACATTGCCATTTGAATCTAAGGTGGCTATCTCGTCATCAATGTATATAGTTTCAAATGAATTTACCTCATGTCCAGCCATCGCAATGACTCGGTGGAAGTATTTGTTTTCTGCACCTGTAGATTCACTATATACAATAGCTCCTCCAACTTTAACGGCCCCATAAATAATAGCATGATCTTGTGCAGGTCCAACAGAGTTAAGTTGATAACCTCTGTTAACTCCTGTTTTTGTTGTTGAAGCAGAAAAAGAAGGCTTAGGGGACAAAGCACTTAACGCCGCTCCAATAACAGTAGAAATTACCATGTTACCTAAAACGGAACCTGCAAATGCTCCAAACAAGGTGGTAGCAGTTGTTGCTGCAACTGCTGCTGTTGTACCAGCACCTGCTAATATTGCTGCTGTAAATGCCATTATGTGTCCTCTTTGAGATATTTAGAATACACTCTCTCGATAGGCTTAAATTTTAGCCATTGGAGAACCTTGTCGAAGGGTTGGTGTATCTTAGTGTTAATGTTTAGGGTTGACACTCCATCCTCCCTCAAGCATTGCTCTGCAAACTTAATTAGCTTTATACCTGCGTAACCCTTTCGATATTCTTTGTGCAGATATATAATATCATTGGTTGCACAAAGGTGGTCTTTGTAGTGTATGTTGTAACCTAACGTGACTACAAAATATCCTACAAGTAAACCTGCATCTCTAGCTGTAAATATCTTAAGCTTTCCCTCAGCCTCCAAAAGAAAGTATGCGTCCCAGTCGGGGTTTAACTTCATAACACCTTTGTTAAGGGCTATCTCCTCCCAGTGTTGTACAATAAGAGGTCTTATGTCTTCTTGAACTTGTATTGCAAACTCTTGCTGGTACTTTAGTGTCATCCTTTGCTACCCCAAGATATCTTCTTGTCTTGCAAGTCTTCAACAAAGTCTAACCCAAGGTCATTTGGGTATATAGACTTCTGATACCCTGAAGTATAACGTGAAACCCTAGCTCTTTCTAGGTCAATCAGCTTGTTCTCAACCTTAAGAATAACTGTAGCTGTATCAGGTCCATCCTCAATATCCATCTGATCCATATATCCAGAAAATATAGGGGTAAAGCCTGTGTCAATAGCGCCATCAAGCAGTGTGCCAAAGTACAAATTGCAGACCCTACCTTGGTATGGCTCAGACAAAGCCAAGGATAAAACCTCAGATGGAACACCACTTAATGTTAGAGTAGCCCCTTTGACAGCCATTTCAGCAGTTTCTTCTACAGAGGATACCTCAAGTAAACTCCCTGATCCGGACCACTCAGTGCCATCGTCCCTAACAAGAGTTCCAACACCTGTCCAAAGCCTTAGTACCTTGTCTCCGTCAAACTTTAACTCAACTGCAAAGAAAGGATGTACTACCCCTTGGTTAATACTGGTTATTAATTCTTGTGGTAAGTCTCTTGACATAGTTTGACCTCTATTGTTTAAGTTACAACTTCAATAGCCTCAAATGAAATACTGTGGCTTGAAGAACTGTTAATGCTATAAGCAGAGGAATTACTAGCTAATCTAAATACACCCTTAGGTGAGCTAAATACTGCTGTTGTATTTGTGTGCGTAGAGCGTAGTGAAGGCCATATCTCAAGTGTGCCACTGCCAGACTTGTCCTGTAACACCTGATGTAGCCTAGCATTGCCAGAAGCACCAAGTTGTATGTAGTCCCCTGCGAGTAGTGATCCTGTCATTACAACAGAAACACTTGACTGACCAGCAGTCCCAGATACTACGCAAGAGCTTACTGTGCCTTGTGGGGTTGCGTAATCTGGGTCACCTAAGAGGAATGTGCCTACTTGACCTTTAAGTGACAGTAAAAACGCTTGCCACGGTGCAGATAAATCACGTCTTACTGGGGGAATGGAAACAGATGCTTCCCACCTTTGTCCCCCATGAGATATTACCTGCTGCTTATATGTAAAAGGGGAACTAGATATAGCTACAGCATTAACTGCTCTGATCTCAATACCCTCAATTCCTATGCTTGTTGGTGTGGATAATGGGTAGCTAATTGTCATAGTTATTCCTTAGTTTATTGTTGTTTAACCAAATGCTCTTTTTGTAGCTCCACCTCTGCGTCTGTCGTCAAGCAGAGAGGATTTAGTCATCTGTGCAATCTTAGGGGCAGCTTGTGCAATTAAACTCTTAATGGTTTCATCCCCATTAGATTGGAAGTTAAAGCTTTGGTTTACGACTATGTTTTGTTCAGGTGATCCACCATTAGTCTTGACACCTAGCTTACCATCTGATCCTCTTGACAGTGGCATGATAGCCTCAGGGCCAGCCTCCCCCATCAGACCTGTCTTATTGCCTGACATTGGGAACATGGTAGCAGATGACACTACGCCACCTTTAGCATATGGTACAACACTGCCAGAGCTTATGACATTACCATCTGCACTTGCTACTATAGCTTTAACTGCACTCGCTGCTGCCCCTGATCCTGACATTGCACTAGATAGATTTGCTACTAACTTTTGTACAACCATAACCTCAAACAGTTGCTTAATAATACTAGCAGCCATATCCTTAAATGCTTCTGCTGTAGTCTTAGTGCCATCTACAACGGACATTAAGCTGTTACCCATAGTTTGAGCAATAGAGTTTGCTAGGTCTTCCTGTTGCTTCTGTGTATCAGCAATAGAAGCTCTTTCGGCTTCCTTGGCTACAATAAGTTCAGCAGATTGTCTGATAGCTTCCTCTGAGTATTGACCACGGGTATCTCCCAAGTCTTTCTCAATAGTTTGTATCTGACGTAAGATGTCACCTTCCATTGTCAGATTAGCGGCTAACTTAGCAACAGCAAGTGTTTGCTTCTCTAGTTGATCAAGGGTAAGCTGAGGTTTAGCAGATGATCCACCTGTATTGGCACTAGGTTTAGTTGTACTATTGGCTGGAACAGTAAGCTCACCCCCCTGACTTAACATAAACCTATCAGTTGCGTTGCTTCCTGCCCCTTGACTGTTTCCCCTACCTGAATACTGAGGACCACTATTTACAGTATCCATGATTGCCGCTAAACCGACAGCCTTAGTCAATCTTTCGATAAGTAAGGTAGTTTCATCAGCAGCACTACGTACAACAGCAGCCATATCAACCTGAGCAAAGGTCTGGGCCAGACTTAAGGAGTCCCTGAGTCTACCAGCAAGTTCAGCAGATATTTCCTCTGTCTTTATTCGTTCTTCAAGGATAGCTCTTTCGTGGGCTTGAGTGACCTCAAGATATTCCATAGACTCTTTAGTGTGATCCATAGATGCTCTGCGCAAGTCAATAGATAATTGTAGCTCTCTGTTGACATTAGATAACTCATTGGCTTCTTGTTCTGCTTTTTCTCTTGCAGCCTCTGCCAATTGTTGTCTGACTTCATGCAGTTGATTACGAACAGAGTCACTTCGTTCTAAAGCTTCTGATTGTCTCAATAATTCTTGTGCGCCAGCAAGCTTCAGTTGAGCTAAATGCACGGCTTGTCTTGCTTCTTCCTGAGCTTGCGCCTTGTACAAGTCATTAACATTCACCTGACCATTTGGGCCAACTGAAACATTTTGTAGTGCTTCCCTTGCTTCCTCAAGCTCTACTTTTGCATTATCAATAGCGTCAGACAAGGTAAGCTCAAATGTATTTTTGAACCCACTTTGAAGTAATCTTAGGTCATCTTTCATACCTTGGACTTCACTTCGGGCAGACTTTAGTGCATCCTCAAACTTATTAGCCCCTTCAGCAGCTTCTTTAGCAGTCTTATGTGAAGTATAAAAAGCAGCCCCAACAGCAGTCATAAGAGGGATGATAATACCTAATGCAGCACCTACACCAATTAAGGCAGGGTTCATCATACCCATGACACCAACCAACTGTGTAGCCTGTTGACCAAATGCAACAAATGGGTTAGCCCCAGATTGCACTTGTACGATAAAGTCACCTACCTGATAACCTGCTTGCTGTGTAGCCATCCCCATACGGTTAGCACTTTTGCCAGCCATATTAGACCCTTGCACGAACTGGTTTGACCAACCCGCTGAACCAGCCTGAAACTGTTGATACTCAGCAGACAAGCTTTCTATTGCGTTCTCATGCTGCTTTGTGCTAATGACACCAAGGGAATGTGCGGCAGCTAATTCATCTAAGGCTCTTTCGTATTGCTTAGATGCTGCATACAAAGGTTTGTACTTATTAGACAGTCTTTCGACTTCACGGGCTTGAGCTTTAGTTGCAGCCTCTTGCTTCCTTAGTTCTCTCTCCATGACAGCAGCAGACTGAGCAGCTTTCTTATGTGCAAGGTCAATCTTTAGTGTTTCACGGTAGTGCAACTGCGATGCCTTAGCAGCAGAAGTAAGGGCGCGTTCAACCTTATTAAACTCACGATCAAAGACACTAGCAGAAGCCTTAGCATCTTTAGTGACACCCAAAAGCTCCCTACGCATAAGCTGTA